CTTTTTCATAAGACATTGTCAGTCGATCTAACGGTTGTTCAAATGACTTCCAAGATTTATGAATGTCTTGCCTAGTATACGACTCTTGAACAAAACTATTTTTCATACAAAACAATAGCCCGGCTTTAATGTTATTAACTTCTGGAAAACAAACAAACGCCATAAGACTCATTAGCCTTAATTGTTTTGGGTCAGGGTATCTGTTGCTGCCCGTTTTATAATCAATAATGTAAGCTTGATCTCCGTCCACTATTACTAAGTCAGCGATGCCTCGTACCCATCTGTTCTCATCATCAAAATCACATTGCTCCATTTTTTTAGTTAGCGCCATTTTGTACTCAGGATATTTAGTCCCCGGAATAGCAACCAAAGCATCTACCATCTTCTTAAAACGTATATAGTTTTTAGCTAAAGGTTGTCCGTCGCGCACATACAGTTCTAATGCCTCATGCACTTCCTTACCATAAATAGTTTGAGGAGTATCTATGAATGAATAGTTCTTTAAGATTCTTACTTCTTGATATTTCTTAGGGCAATTAATATATTCTTTTAGGGAGGAAAAACTCCACGTAAAATCTGCCATTATCTAACTATCTCCACTTCCGATTGGGTTTCTATCCAAACATGTGCGCCACATGATAGTGGTTTGTCCGGGCTATATACTACTTTAGAGCCCCCTTTTATACTGACTTCATGTGCGTAGGTGTTGCTTTTGTATGTCTTAACAGTCAATACAGGATCTTCTACCTTGTTCTTTCTGTTTGACTTTATAACATGTTGGTTAACATGGATAAGGGTTTTCAACGCCCTTGTCCTCTGTATTTTTTATACCCAGCTCTAAAGCTTTTGTTCATAGAAGAAGTCTTGGGTATTCGTCCCCCTTGACTCGTTCGTTTGTGTGTTGGTTCATATACTTGTTCTGTTTGCTTAACTTTCCTAGCCATTAATGATCTCCCTCAATAAATAAGAAGCATGGAGTGTTTTCTCCTACATACGCGCCCATCATATTGTAATAAAAATGTTCTAACGCATCCTCTTCCTCCATCTCATCATCGCGCATAAGCTTGGCTATTACTTTTCTAAAGCTGTAGCAAATCTTATCCTCATTATCAATCCCTCGCACTACCCCGATAATACAATCATCAAAGTGGTCCATAACTAAAAGGCCATCATACATTTCGTGTAACATTATTAATCCTTTAAAAATTTTTCTCTCGTCTCGACCCCAATAAATCCGCAGCTCTGAACTTCTTTAATACTAAAAGAAAATGCATTGCGTGATACATGTTCGTCAGGTAGGTTAGCATACTTCTCTAAAATACAACTCGCCGCTTTGTGTTGTGAACAATGTTCTTTAAAGTATCGCATAGCAATAATGCAGTTGGGAAAATTGCCCACATACTCATTATCTGTATAGTTTCCCGATAAACTGACTACAAGAATAAAGATTCCCTCGCCTATCATATTAAAATCCCCAGTAAGTAGAATCAAGTGTATGACCTACACAATCACATTTTATTACTGCTTTGTGACAGTTCATACATCTTTTAGTTAATCCCATCTTAATCTTTTCTTCGTCTTCTGCTACAATGTCATCTTCCCATTGCTGTTTTAGTTCATGTACCGATATAAAATTACTATGCTCTATCATGCTAGTCATTGTGCTCTCCTAAAGTTATAATTCCCACCATCGCTCATGCTTTATCTCCTTAAGCAACTGCTTATAGCTTAGTTTAGTTCTATCTTCTTTAAAATCTACGCTTAGTAAATATCTAGGCTCTTTAAAATTATACACCGTGTGTGCAACTTGCGTATTAAATATGTAGTAAGTCTGTGGCTTGTACTTCAACTCAATAAACTTGTCTGTCACATTACCGTGTGCTACATTTACCCCTCGTTTTAAATTTGGGTTAAACATACAATGACTTCCTTCCCAGTTATTTAACAACATGTTAACCCCGACTCCTCTGTCAGTATCGATGTGCCAATCATAATAAGTGTTAGCCTCCAACTTAATAATACCGGCTTTAAACGGGTGAGCTTCGTATAAGTATTTCCACCAAGGATCAACCACCCAATCATCTTTTACTTCTATTGCTTTAAAATTATAATAGTTAATCCAAGATTCTTTGCGTGCAGTAATTGCTCGAAGGTACATTACCTCTGAAGCTATCGACTCGTCAGGTATCTTGAAATAGTATTCAACAGTCTCCATAAGTATCCCCAAATGCACCTTCGCATGCAATCGGTAAGTCCTCTGCCCAAATAGGTGCTGTATTCATAATGCCCATTACATAGTCCAAAGTATCTTGGGCAGTATTTTTTGTCGATACACACACTACGGCATCATGTACTGTAAGTACAGGCCTATGCTTCTCATTAATCTCTATCATCTGTTCGCCTATCACTATCCTAGCTAACGCTTGTACAACATTCTCTACCACTGCGCCGCCCCATATACTGATAGTGCCTCGTCTAGATTTATATTCGTATCCATCTGAACCTAGCTGTAAGTCAGGGTAGGTAATGTATAGACCATTAGGTAATTTAATCCCTTTAGGTTCTACTAACAGACACTTGCCTGAGCCTAAGTAATACGGGAGCCGGTCAGCCGGCCATGATGCTATGTCTCGTAAGGCTCTGTCGCACTCGTCCCATAACTTAACTACCTCATGATTAACTTCTCGATATAGTTTAACCAAGCGTTTACTTTCTATCTCATTAACTTCAATGCCGGCATTAAGTTTTAGTACACCCTTGAGCTTGACATGGCCTGTGCCATACCCTAACCCAAGTATGCAAGTCTTACCCACTGCTCGCTCTTTCTTATTTCTTTTGTTAATTGTTTTCTTATACACACGGGAGGCGAAGTCACAGTACACATCTTTGCCTTGTCGATACAGTTCTACTTGGTCGTGTTGTCCGGCAAGCCAGACTAATATACGAGCTTCGATCTGTGAGGAGTCAACATTAAGTATCACATGATTGTCAGGGGGTAGGATTGCATTCTTTAATGCTTTCTTTTTAACATCACGACTCGGTAAGTTCTGGAAGTTTACTTTGTCCATACCACTCCACCGACCTGTATGAGCGCCATAGTATTTAAGTGGGATAGGTAAGCGTCCTTGATTCCTTAGTCCAATGTCTATGAATCTTTGTATGCGTGACTCTTCTATCGTAGACTTCGTGCCTAGTCTGACTGCACATAACTCTTGCAGTATAGGGTTGTCACTTTCTTGTAGCTCAATGAACCCCGCGTCAGTCTTAGCTAACGCGTAGGTTTCTTTCTCGGTAGTAGGGGATACCTTCATTGGCACAGGAATGTGCATGTCTTCTAATATCTTAGCGAACTGTATGTTACTTGCTAACTTCTTCCTGACTGCCTCTTCGGTGTCACAGTCTAAGGTTTCCATTAACCCTTTTAACATTGAGGTCTTTTCTTCTTTTAGTTCCTTGAGTCTTTCTTCTAGTAATTTATCATTGACGCGTAATATAGGTAGTATGAACATCCTAAGTGTAATATCAATGAGCTTCAATTCGGGTAAGGGGAATCCTTTAGATAGGATTTTGAATAGGTCGTAGGTTAGTCTTACATCGTTCTTACAATACTCGCCATACTGTCGCAGTTGGTGTTCCGGAAAGTCTTCGAGTCGCATACCTAATGCTTGTAGGACTTCCGTTCCTTTCTCGCCTATCTGATAGCGTTCGGCTAATGCTTTAAGTGAACCTCCAGCCTCAACTCCATGCTTGGCTCTTGCCATGCAAAGTGTATCGAGGTAGGCTACTGGCTCGTGGCCATAGACCCATTTAAGTATCGCCCCGTCAAACTGCGTGTTATGACAGATGAGCATTGAATTCCTCCAGTCAATCAAGTCGATAGACTTTGATGCCTGTTCTCCCGTGCTCCACACGGGCTTTCCGTCGTCTATCTGAATCGCTACTCCGATCACTTGGAACTGAGGGTTCAGTATGTATTCTTCTGTTGTGTACTTGCGTAGGCCGTAGCCCTTTGCGTAAAATGTTTCAAAGTCAAGCGTTACTATTTGCACTTTGTTCCTTTCGTTTTATTATTTTTGCACACACCTTGTAGGTGCATGTCGTGTGAGCAATACCACTTTTTAAAAAAAAACTTAGCGTCGGGACTGCCACACACATGGCACTTCTTTTTTACTGTACTAATTGGTTTCAAGCAAACAATTCTAGTGTAAGATATATTGCTATACCCATAGCAAGAGTGCGAATAAAATACCCCCACACTTTCATATCTCTATCAGATATATCATGTAACTTATCTTCTTTCATAACAATCTCCTTATAGTTTATAGGTGTTAGTATGTTCATCTCTGCATTGTGATGTACACCACCGTCTTTTGTCTGGAACGGGAGTGCCACACCATATACATTTGCCAGTATCATTCTCTTCAATTGAAGTGTTGACTGTCTTAAGGGTAAACTTAAGTCGAGCCTCGACTTCAGCATTAGCTACATCTATTTCGTCGGCCATTCTTTCGGTAGTCCATGTCTAGCCCACGAAGTATTTTTTCTAGTAGTGTGTCTTTTCTCAGGTAAGTTGATCAGTCCTTGTTTATCAAGTTCTAATAAGGTAGGGTAAGATACCCCTGTTGCCTGAGCTAATCTAGTTCGGCTAAAGTTTGGTCGTTTCTCTTGCCACTCTTTAATTAATTTTATTGCGTCTTCTTTTTCTTCGGGTTTCATTATTTTCCTTTTCTATTCGTTTGTTTGCATACCATATCATCTTTTGTAAATCTTCTGTTAGGTTATTTTTGTATAGACATCTGAAAAGATATTTCCCACATTGCCACAGTAATGGTTCACTGTGAAAAAACTCTTCTAATATCTCTATCACTTCCCACTTGTGTTTAGTATAGTGTGCAGGTTTATTTACATTGTCGTTCATAATGTTCCTAAGAATAATTCTAATGCGTCTATGTCTGTCTCATCAATGACCATTGAATATCCTTGTGCCTTTTTAATGTCGTATAAGTGTTTATTTTGTAAGGCCGTAGGCTTATTGCCATTGGCTTTACACTCGATCCCGATAAAGTTTCCTTTATAACAAGCGACGATATCAGGGACACCGCTCGCCCCATATCCTCCTGTTGAGGCATAGAAATAGTACGCACCAAGTTCCTTAAGCTTGGCACATACTTTCTCTTTTACTTTCTTTTCAGGGGTTGCCACTATGACACTAGTGGTGGAAGTTCAGCGTTTTCTACTGGGGCAATCTCTAATAGAGGTATGCCATCAGGTTCTAACGCACTCCAATCTTGATTCAACACAGTTGTTATACTCTCTTCTGTTAAAGGGGGTAACTGCGTTTCTGCTACTGGTAGAATAATAGGAAGGACTGCTGATGAGTCTTCTACTACTGTTGGCTCAGACGCATTATAAATTAGTCCACCAAATATTGCTAATACTACTACGCTACCTAATACTGTTTGTTTCTGTTTACTTAATGCCATTTCACTTTCTCCTTAGTTTATAAAAAATTTACTACCTCTCTACTACACATCACAATTGCCATTCGGACAGCCGTGAGATAAAATCTCGTCGGCAATATCCTGAGACATTTGTTTATGTTCCTCTTCTACAATCTGTGTTTCTATTGTATCTACTAATTCTTTGTTCTTTAATACATAGGTAAGTTCTTCAATGATCCGATTGGCCTCAATAGTTTCTTCATTACCTATACTGTGTTTATCCAACAAGACTACAAAATCCATGAGTAATCTGCGTGTGTCTGTAAGTAAATGGTGTTCCATTAGTGTGTCTCCGTTAAGTCGATGTCAGGCTCAAAGGTAATCATGTCATCGTCATCGTCCAGTATCTCAACGGGTTTCCCTTTCTCTATGTGATACATTACATTGTCGGCGAGTTGTTCTTTTGTATAAGTGTCTAGCTCAATGCCTTTCTCACTTACTAACACATCACTCCCGTCTCTCATGACCACGCTAAAAGTAACCTCTTCAATATGGACATAATCTACATCTTCTGCTTTTATCTTAGGCATGTTCCACCTCGTGTTTTTTAATTGGAATATTAGTATCAGGGATTTCTTCAGTCATGTCAAGTAAGTCATCATGCTCTTGTCTTTCCTTGAGCCAAGACTTAAAGTCTTTGAATGCTATCTCAGGGGTAACTTGCTTATGCCATAAGAGTTCTAGTATCCCACTCATACCTCCGATCACTCCGAGTAAGTCATGACGGGAGGTCTTGTGTATCTCTCGGTCAGCCCCAAAGTAATCGTATATGTCTTGCTCTACATAATCTATCTTTTCTTTACTCATTGCTCTCTCCCTTTTTTATTATCCGATAATTATATTTATCCTCTTCTATTCCATCTTCAAGACAGTCTTTAAGATGTTCTTTTACACTATGCTCTGCGTCCTCGTGAGAATTAAATGTTTCTGTTAGTCCATCAACAGTCCAAAGATTTTTCCACCCCTCGCAAAGTGTATATGTTTGCACTTCCCATTTACTCATAGCCATTCTCCTTTTTGTTTTGAATGTTCCAATCAATAAATCCTCCATAGTCTCCTTCATTTTCAACAAAGATCAAACAATCCATTGCTAATTCTAATTTTTCTAAAACTTCTTCGTGTGTCCAATTAGGACTATCCCCCCTAATCATTTCACATAGTTCTTCGTACTGTTCAGCAGTCTCCAAGATTTTGCTCATCGTCTTCTCCTATATAATCATCAATTGTTTTTTCCACTTTCTCTTTTGTCTTTCTTGGTTGAGGTGCATATACTTCAGGTATGTACCAAAACAGATCTTCTTCACTCATTTCTCTGCCTCCTTTTTTAGTCGTGCATTAAACTCATCAATGTCTCCGTCTCTCTCATAGATGTACTCTCCTTTTAAAGTTGGGGGTGCTACCCCACCATGATTGTTACTTATCATTCCAAATCTAACTGCCTCAGCATACGCTCTGTTGTTTGGCTCACACTCAGGTACATCATGACCTTGCAACACGGCTAACCAATCTTGCATACCCTTACTTTCATAAGGAGCATCAGGAATCTTACTGCTATCCCATGCTTTAAGTTTCTTAGTATTCATCACGATACCCCCCTATATTTTCAGCTATCTTCTCGCACCACCTCTCCTCTTCATTGCTACTGTAGTCATAAGGTTTTCCTGTTTCTTCAATGGTCGCCCCACAAATACCTACTGCATAGCCCCCACTCATAATGCCTACATCTCTTTCAGCAGGTTGATACTCTGCGTCATACTCGACCACGACATTAATATCATTGTCGTCCTCGTCATATCCCGTATCGTCCCATGTATCCATTACACTATCTCCTCTATGTCATCAGTTTGAAATCCCTCATGGTCTACTATATGAGAATCATTAAGGTCTAAAAC